ATCTCTGCATTTGTAGTAGCAATAATTGAAGTCGGCGAGACTAGGATACTCGACTTTTCCTGAATCTCGTCTCCCGCAGTATCCTTAACGACTTTAGGATGATACAGAACAGCATACGTGTACAACCTACCTCTTGCCATTGGTCAGTTCCTCTCTTTTCTTTTTGTGCTTCGCAATCATGTCCATGATGTTCGGTTTCTCCTCAGCGTCGAGGAGCATTGTCGTAGAAGCTGTCACATCATACGTTGGCTTGCAAGTGACTTTATAATTCTGCCTACCGTCAACCTGAATACGGTAAACTTCATTAAAAAGACTGAGAATGTTTTGAAGATACTGAGGACTAACCACTACCTTTCCAGTGTATTTGGTTTCATCCTTAGTAGATTCGGCGTTATCCTTCTCATCACGTTCGTGGAAAACAAAGATTATGTTCACTCCAAGTGGTACAAGCTCACCGATAAGATACTCGCAGTAACGTTGTACTCCTACCACAACATCCCAATCTTTTCCTTTGTATACAGTAGTAGAATTACCTACTCTAATACCCTTGAAAAGCGTAGGAGCTTGTCTACGAATCTCATCTTCGAGAGCTTTTACCATGAATGTAACAGAATCAAATACAACAGTTGTTGGAAGAGTCAGACCTTTAGCCTTGTTTGCTTTCATAACTGAAAGATCTGATTCAATTGAAAGCATTGTTGGTTTAGAAAGAATGAACAGATTAGGCTTACCCTCTAGTGACTCAGCACGATCGTCAAAATCATAGTATCTGATCGGACCCGGTGCTGTGGCAGCAAGCCAACTCTTTCCACTCTTCGGTACTCCCATGATTGCGATTTTGAGACGCTCTGCGGCGTGTACATCCTCAGAGCGCACTCCTAGCATATTCATGAAAGGATTCGGTGTTGTTTCCATTAGAGTCCTGCTCCTTTGGTAGTTACTTCTTTGTAGCTGTAGTTGCTGCGGTTGCTACAGGCGCGGTATCTGCTGTTACGACCGCTTGCGCTGCCGCCAGAGCCGCTTCATCCGCAGTTATCTGTGCATCTTGTGTCATCTCACTAGAAGCATGAGCACGACACTTCTGATACTGCGTGACTGTCTGAGCTGCTGGATTCTCGTCTGTCGGCGTGTCGGCAGTAATTGTGACAAGAAAATCACCTGCTCGCCAGCATTGCATGTGATTTGCAAGCATCTGCTGACATTTAGTAATCTTCAAATTCGGCAGACTTGTTACAGGTTCGTATGTTTTCGTTGTTGCCATGTGCTACTCCTTCTCCTGCTTGTTAAAATGTTGTAGGTTTAACAGACTCGGTATCCCATATCGGGAGCTTTAGGAAGCCATTGCTGAGAGTAGCTTGTTCTGCTTCTCTAGAACTCTGTCTGCATACATCTCTGAAAGCACACGTTGTCATGTGCCAGTTTGTACAAGCTGTTGTGTTGCGCCAGAGAGGAAAATTAGCTGCAAAACTCTCTGTATCGAGAATTAGATGCTGTACAGTTGCAAGCATCCTATAACGATAGGCTTCGAGTTGCTCTGTCGTCTTCCTAATCGGTATACGCCTAAAGCGTTCTTGCGGCGTAGGAGCAGGTTTCTTCTGAATCAAGTTCATCAGAATCTTCGAGCAATCGCGCTTCAAGAGCTGATCCTCTGGTACAAATTGCGGAAGAATCTTCGAGAGTGCATAAATGTATCCTGTCGGACCTTCCTCTGTCTCAAACTGCATCCCAGGATCGCCGCGAAAAGCACCCATAGTCTTATGGTCCATAGGACAGATGAAATATCCATCGTCTACGATCAGGTCCATGCGACCAGCGAGATAGATTTCAATATCCTCGCCGATGTACAGAGGCACTTCGCCGTTTCTGCCGAAGGAAACTTCTGTACCAAGAACTCTGATCTTCTCATTCAACGGCGACATTACAGATGCGTACTGCATTAACAAGCCAGCAAAACCGAACGCGCCGCCGATAGCCTTAAACTCCTTGTGCTCTGAGTGAACATCCATACTCATTTCCTGCCACTCGGCCATAGTACGGACAGAAGCCCACTTAGTAACATCAAAGCCAGGATTCTTAAACTCCTGATAGTACATCTCCAGCATCTTGTGAAGTAGAACGCCAAAGTCCAAGTACCACGCACGTTCTTTTTCTCCTTCTTTGACGCCGGACTTCTTTTGATAACCTTGGACGTTGGAGTAAAAGAAATGCTGAGGGCAATTTCTATAAGTGCTTAACATGTGGTTATCTATAACCACAATCAATCTACCTTTGACCTCATCGTAGCGTGCCCACGGCAACGGTGTACGATTGAGAAACTCAATCAACTGATCGGAGGGTTTCATCTACTTCTCCAATTCTGCAATTTGCTTGTTGAGATAAAACTGAGCCTTCTTTAAGTCTTGCAGCATGTTACCCTTGTGCTGTGCTCTGGCGATATACTTCACAACCTGCCAAAGCAGAGGAGCCGCTGGAAACCAATCCTGTAGCACATCTATAACCTCAAAACGTCCAAAGGTATAGTGTGAAGGATGGTTCACTGGATCATCGCCGAGAAGTTTAAGAGATTCTGCTGCGTTCTTTTTCAACTCAGAATCAGCTATAGCCACACCAGGTGATTTTTTCACTGTGTCTCCTACGCTTTCTTAAGCATCGCAGCTATCTTATCCATCGTCATTCCTTTAGCGGCCATATTCTTGAGCAGCGCCGCTATTTGTTCTTGCGCTTTAGTCTTTGACACCGTGCGAGTTTTCTTCACCGTTGTCGTAACAGTATGGTTAGTATCTGTTACTGGAGGTGTTAAGTGAATCTTTACACCAGCGTACCTGTGTACCTTAGCTGTGCGACGTTGTTCTTGCTCAGTACACATCAGCGACAGGATGTTCCGGTGATACTCGATACTCAAATCAAGCTCAAGATCAGATAATTCTACAATCTTACGTTGCGCGAAGAGCCAATCTAGACCGCTAATCTGTATCTCTCTAGCTCTGCGCCGATAAAACACTGTGTCACCTTGAGCGTTTCTGTGTTCGTATGTCTTTGTGATAACGCTCTTAGACACTGAGATGTCACTCAGACAATTCACACAATACTGTGCATCAATCGTAGAAGCAAAGTGAAAACAGAACGCTTGGCCACAACGAGCGCAGGTTATAACTGACGTTGGATGCGTGAGATTTAGCTCAAGACACACATCGCATACGATTGCTGTCAGATGGGATTCTTCAACTTCTACCGGCTCCGTCGGAATATCCGTTTGTAACGCCTCTTCTGCTGTGATCTCTTCCGGCTCATCCGTCGGCGCAAAGATTTCTTCCGCCGGAGACTCTACTTCGGACTCGTCCAATTCATCAGAAACTGAATCATCTGGTAACATGGTTTCTCCTTGTGTGCTTATGCTACAGAAACTTGTTTGGTCTTATTGCTCTTTAGAGCCTGCTCGGCTCTAGCCATTTCCTCTAGAGCTAGAGGGTAGACATTTGTAGGTAGTTGTTGAGATAAGAATAAGTGCAACAGAACACGCATTAAGGCGCTCTTGCTAAGTTGCGGGTAATCTACTTTAAGCGCCTCGTTTTGTGCTACGAATATGCGGGCGGTCATCGCTACGGTCGGTCCAGTTCGGGTGGTCATGTACCCATGATACTCGCCTGTAAACACGCAGTCAAGGGGCAAAAAAAGGCCGTATGCACCTTTGTTTTCAACGACTTAGCCCAAATCCCGAAAATGGAAGACGGCCTCCAAGAATCGGGAGCCGCCTGCCGAATGAGCTAGTGTGTACACTCTTACAATACTTCAAGTGTATCACCGTCAGTCCACAAGTTTCTTACCCAGCGTGGACTTATGATACAACCGTCTGAGGCACTGTGAGACATTGCTGCTGTGTCACCGTGGTTCATAAACGCGCACCGACCGAACATACGATTCGTGGGTGCAGGTTCGAGCCGCCAACACTGTGGACCGCGCTTAGGATCAATGAATGGGCCTGAGAATGTGTACGTTCCTGCTGGAAGTGAACCTTGATCTGCAAGGTTACGTGAGTGAATGTCGTTGAGGATAGAGGGATGGCCACTATAGCCAAAGC